CCTAGGAACAGTGGGGCGTGTAGTCTCTTCCGGTGAAATGCGTGGGATAGGAACTCCTGCTCTTCAATAGAGAGATGATTGTCTGGTTCATCGCAGTATTTGTAGTCATAGTAACAATTTATGCACTTGCTATATATTTTACACCAAAAATAACGACAAGTTCTGATACGGGCCCGTGGATTCTTGATGGCAATAATGGTTCAACAAACCAGGTAAATAATAATAGCAGCTATGTAACCAATTTCTTAAAGAACCAGAGCTCCAGTTTCCGTATTTTCTACTATATTCAGTCACTTCCTCGCACAGCAGCGGTCTATGACACCACTACAAATACGGCTAATTTCAATCCTAACACAGATTCATTTGATGTCTGTGACAATACAACGGGCACTTGCGTACACCCTGGATTTGCAAAACTCCTTCAATTCGACACCTCACTCTGGATTGAACTCCTACAGGCTCCTGATGCATCTCGTCCTGGACTTCCTAAAACACAACTCTGTATTCAGACGACTGACCAGACAGGAAAACCCTACATTGAGACATTTCCGCTACCGCCGTTTCCTCAACAGAAATGGGTCATGCTTACTCTCTCACACGAGGGCTCTAAATATGATGTGTATTACAATGGTCACCTAGCAGCCTCTATAAAAACAACAAATGTTCCAAAGCCGACCGCATCAAAACTTGCCTTATCGGATGGAACCTTTACAGGCAGAGCTTCCTATTTACTTTCAAAGACAAGCTCAATGACTGCGGCCGAGGTCTCCTCCGATTATACAACGAACACTGATACTCTTGGTGCACCATTTGAATCATTCTTTCCCTCATTAAATCTCAATCTATGTCCTTCCGGCAATTGTTTTACAGGACCCTCCGTCCGTCCCAGTAATCCGCTTGTTGTTTGGAAATCCGATTACTAAAACTGGCGCTCAAACAGAATGAACGCTGCCCCTTCGCCCGCAGCTACAATGGGAAGACTTGTTGGTGGTATTGTGATACTTGTAGTAGCATGCGTGTTACTCTACTATGTTTATGACTACATGTTCAATGTTACCCAGACACAGGTGAAGGCCTCGATTGTTGCGAACCCGATTGCCTCTCCTACAACTGTCATTCAGTATCCTGGCACATCACAAGATGATGTAAAACTAGCTCAATATATATTTACAGGTGGTGAAATGACAATCACTTTCTGGATGTATGTCACAGGTGCTGGAAGTGACACTACAAATAAGCGTCATATCCTAAATCTGGGTACGACGGCCACGGATGATGCGTCAACCCTAATTGTTGCACTGGGCGGTAGAAATAATACACTTCACGTTCATGTAAATGATAATAGTAGCCCTAGTTTTGTTTTTAATAGTTTCATGACAACCAGTCCTGATAGTGATACCGCTTCTCCATGTAATGTACAAAATGTGGAGTTTGGTCGTTGGGTGAATGTAACAGTTGTACTGAATAACAATTTATGCGATGTCTACATGGATGGTCGCCTCTCACGTTCTTGCGTTCTCAAGGGGCAATTCAAGGTCAATGGCTCTACAACTACGCCGCTCTATTTCTTTTTACTGAACCCTGATATTGGAACAGGTGGTGCTCATGTAAAGACAGACTGGACTGGAAGCCTTTCTGGTGTAAACTTCTACAACTACGCACTTTCTCCGGATGAAACCTATCGTATCTACATGGCTGGTCCTTCCGGCTCATCAGGTGATTTATGGTCGGCAATCCAGTCATTCTTTGGACAGCTGACAACTCCGAAACCCGTGACAAATACTTCATAAACTAAGCACTGTTCATATATAAATGAGTCAACTTCTCAAGTTTACTCCTTTTTATAGAATATCTACAGTCTGTAGATTGTGATGGAGACATCCTTGAATACAAGCAGTGGTAGCTTCATATTTGGAAATGGACTCATCCCGCAGATTCTCCTTGCACTTATTGCGGGCATAGTTGTCTTTCTGATTTTCTTCAGTTTGGAGTCGCTTGTAAAGACATATTATAAGTACTCAATGTCTAAGACAGTACTTGTACCGAATACAATTATGAGCAGCCAGTCAATTGTTGTGCGTCAAGATCCGAGTGACCCGAACAGTAAAATGCTACTTCCTTCTGATAATGAATTCACGGGCGTTGAGTTCACCTACAGTTTCTTCCTATTTATTGACCCGGCAACCTTTGATACAAGTGGCGGTCTCAAACATGTATTCTATAAGGGATACTCGACACCATTCCCGCTGCTGGGTCCGGCCGTATTTGTTCGTTCAGATGAAAATACGCTACGTATCTTCATGAACTCCTATAAGTCATGGTACAGTTATGTGGATATTCAGAATGTACCAGTGCAGAAGTGGTTCTATGTAGCTATTGTTTTCCGTGCAAATACTCTTGAAGTCTATATAAATGGAAATCTGAAGGGTCGTATCCCGATGGAGAAGACATATCCTTACCAGAACTACCAGAATTTGATTATCTTTGGTCAGACAAAATTTAATAGTCGTACTACACTTGGTAATAAGATAGTCAATCTCCAAGGCGTTGAGGAGGATTATATGGTCACAGGTACAATGGCTGGTCAACTCAGCCGTTTCTATCACTACAGATATGCGCTCTCTTTCGCTGAAATTCAGGCCAATGCGAATCAGGGACCTAGTTCTACAGTTGATATGCCGAGCACACAGTCCGCGAGTTCCTACCTACAGAATGCGCTGGTAGATTCATGGTATACAAGCTAAAGAAATAGACTTTATAAAGACTTTACTAGTGGGATTGAGTATTCCGATATTAAAGCCTCACGAAATAGAAGGTATAATGACTGGAGGCGGTCTATTGGCTCTCGTAGCCTATGGCTCCCAAAATGTAATTCTAAGTGGGAATCCGGATATGACCTACTTTTATAAGGTCTTTCGCCGCTATTCGCACTTTTCAATGGAGAGTGTCTCTGCGCAAATGGACGGCCCCGATCAACTCTTTTTTGACCAACCCATCAAAGTTCGTTTTAAGATTCCTCGTGTAGCGGACTTAGTGAGTGATCTCTATTTTAGTTTTCAGTTACCCGATATTTATAGTAAATATATAAGTCCCAAAGTTCGGAATTTTCAATATGAGTTTCAGTGGTCCAAATACATTGGATGTGCCCTCATTCAAAACGCGGCTGTTTTCATTGGTGGTCAGAAAATTCAGGAGTTTGATGGAACATATCTACTTGCGAGGACACTTGCCGATTCTCCAAAGGATGATTTCAATAAGTGGCAGCGGCTCGTAGGAAACGTAGCCGAACTTGTGGACCCAGCAAATGGAATTTATGCTGGTGGTACAAATCAAACAGGCTATCCGAATGTAGTCATAGACCCTACACGACCTCTTGGCTCCCAATTTAATCGTCCTTCCATCTTTGGACAGACAATTCGTGTTCCACTCCCTTTCTGGTTTACACAGGCTACAGGTTCAGCACTTCCACTCGTTGGACTTCAGTACCATGAATGCGAAGTTCAACTAACACTTAACCCGATTAACCAACTCTATACGGTACTTGATGCCTCAGGATTCCGTGTAGCTCCTGGGGTTCAGACGACGGCATCTGTTGCCAATCTGCGCTCAAATCTTCCGGATTACACTACAATCGTGGATCTCAGCGGACAACTCAATGCCTTCTTAACAGATATTGGCGCAGATGTTCCTGCACTTAATACATGGAATTTACAACCGACTATAGAAACAACCTATATTTACCTGCCTGAGCAGGAACGCACACTTTTCGCATCCACTCCACTCTCCTATCTCCTACACCAACTCACATGGTATCCTTTTCCTGCCCTCTATACTCGTCAAATTCTTGACCTTGAGACACATAATCCAATCGAACGTCTACTCTTTGTGAATCGTCGTTCGGATACCTTACAGTATCGTAATGATTTCAGCAACTGGAGTAATTGGTGGAACTATCCATCAACACCCTACCTACCACCGCCCCGAGCTGTTCCTCTCTTAACACAAGCCTTCTCATCAGGTGTTCTCATTCAATTTGCTCAACTTCAGATTTTACAGAGCCTACGAGTTCTCTGTGATGGTAATGAAATTCAGGAGATGAAACCTGTTGACTATTTTACAAAGGTCGTCCCCTATAAATATACAAGTGGTGACCCTGGTGAAGTACTGCCAATTTACAGTTTCTGTCTTCATAGCCCAGATCACCAACCTTCGGGCTCACTGAATTCGAGCCGTGTTCGTGTGTTTCAAGTAGAAGTAAATCCGTATACACTTCCACCAAATACAACCTATGTATATGATTTAACCATCTATGTTGAGTCTATTAACTTTGTAGAATTCGCGTCAGGTATGGGTGGACTGAAGTATGCTCTATAAATAGGATGGGGCAAGGAGCAAGTCAATTGTTTGATAATCTTACATATAACCCCGATGTTCGGCGTCAAAAGGCGGCCGACCAAAAAGATGCTGCGAAGACTCGTGATACTTACAGAAATACACTAACACAATTACAGACGGATATTCAAAATGATTCTACTGCGGGGACAATTACACCCGAGGGAGCTACTCTTATGCAGGGCGTTGTAGATACTGGAACAGCATGGTTAACACAGAATCCTACAGCACTTTCGGATTCTATTGATGCGCAGAGTCAAGTTACAATGGATGCGATGACAGCGCAAATTAATGCTGATAAGATACGAATTGTCTTTTTCAATGCGCTAAAACTCTGGAATTATACACTTCTACAACTTCAAAACCAGAATCTAGTCTCAGCAGATAAAGTAGTACAGTTCCAAAAAGTACTTGACCAGAATCAAGTCTGGTATACCAAGAATCTAATCTCGCCACTTAGTACGCTTCAAACACAGATTGGAACAATTGCGACAAGTGCGGGTTCTATTTTGAATGAGCCTGCCGCGATTCAACAGATTCAAGCTGCTGCCGCAACTCAAAAATCAGATGGCAGTAGTCTTAATGACCTTATGTCACAGGCCGCAGCAGCCAAAGCAGAAAAAGAGAAACAGGAGGAATCCCAGTTCAGTGGAGACCGTGTGAAGCAGAAAATTTGGGACCAGACCATTTCAGGAATCTTTACAATGCTCTATCTGGTTATTGGTCTATATACAGGCTCACTTGTAGCCAATGATTCAATTGTTCACTCCACACCCGTTCGTGTTGTTTATTTCATCTATGCGACACTTCTCTGGTTTGTAGTACTTCCTTATTATCTCTATCGCTCCTATACACGCCATCCTCCTTTTATGGGAGCCTACCTATTTCCACTCTATCCCTACAATCCTGATGAAGTGAAAAAGGAGTCTTTTTTTGAAGAACTAGTCTGGTACAAGGATATGCCCTTGATTCAAAAAGCCAAAGAAGACTATGCTGCCGCAGCAGAGGCCGTCATAGCAGCACAAAAATCAATAGGTTAAACCCGAATGACAAAGATACAGTTAGAAATGACTCCTATTCTTGTAAGTGTAGTTACACCGACTTACAACAGAAGGCGATTTATCCCGTATCTTATTCGCTGTTATGAAAGTCAGACTCATAAAAAGGAGACAATGGAATGGATTATTCTAGATGATGGTCAGGATAAAGTAAAGGACCTCTTTGATGCTGCGGCAAAGAAAATCCCAAATATTCGGTATATTCCGCTCGATGAAAAATTGACAATTGGTGAAAAACGGAATCGACTCAATGATGAGGCGCAGGGCGCAATTATTATTGCCATGGATGATGATGACTATTATCC